CCTTTTGCTCCAAAGCCGCTTTTGTCTGTGAGTACAAACGTGCCGTCGGGCTTGCGACCAAACATGATAGCAGGCTTGCCGTCCCATTTGACAGTGGTGGTTCCGCGAGTGTTTTCGGCAGCATGCCGCATGATTTCCACTGCTTCACGTATGCCACGTGTTCCTCTTTCGAACACCAGGTCTTCCAAGTGTTCGATACGTGCATCTTTGGCACCTTCCACAATCACACTCATACCTTGGTTAACAATACGGTCACGCAGACGTGCAAGGAAGTCCACTTCTGTGTATTCCTTATACACTGGCTCGTCGCTTTCCATAAAAGGAACACCTTTTTTGGCAAAATGTTCTCTGGCATCTTTGAGTTTTGCATCGCGCTTGGGATCACGTTCAAGTGCTGCCACAATAGTTTCTACGCTGTGCAGGTCGTCGCGAGTTGACTGTTTGTTCAACAACAGTTTGGCAATTTTGTCTGGATCATCGCTGATGATTGCGTTGGTGGCACGGTCAGCAATACCAGAGTTTTGATTCAACTTGTAGCCCATGCTTTTGGCAATGCTGTTCAACAACACATTACGATCTGATCCGCCGTAGTTGCTGTCGCCTGGTGCGCTGAGAATAAACTTGGAAAATGGCACATTGGTCAAAAACATAAAGTCTGTTTGCACATAGCCCGAGTTGGGATTGCCGCCAATGGGTGTTTTGAAGTGTACGGAAATACCGGACTTTTTGACATACTCATCAGGTTTGAGTCCGTGACTGGTGGCCCACTGTGTTAGTCTATTGGCCAATTGTTCTTTGCTGACTTGGCCAGCATCCACTGCAAGATCCAAATCACCAGATGTGGGTTTTTTACCTGTAGATCCCAGAGTGTTGTTTTGCAAGTCCAGTCCGGGCAACATCATATCAAGCCATGCCAGTGTCGGTGCAACGTCAGTTTGGTTAATGCGCTGAGTCAGTATTTGACCCTTCATGTCTTTGAAAACATTGCCGCCTTCTTTTAATATCATCTTACGTTGTATCCCATTGCTTGTAAAAATTTGTCAACTGCTGGATCACCTGTTCTTGTCAATCGTGTATTCTGATTGTTTGTTTGTTGTAGTATTTTTCCAATACCTGCTACTTGTCGATCAGTTATACCAAGTTTGGCCAACTCTGTAGACATGTCAGGCGCAGGCGTCACTGGCTGTGCTGCGGTAGGCCTACCAGGGTCACCGTATGCGTATGCCGGATCCCATTTGCTACGAGTAGAGTCAACGGCTGCATTTTTAACTGCTTTTCCAAACCCTTTGATGTTATCACGCCAGGTTGGCTCGGTTGCTTGTTGTGCTGGTGCAGGAGCAGCGGGTGCAGGTTGTTGTGCTGCCTGCTGTGCTCGAAACGCTTGAGCTTCTTTACTGCCGCCGGGTTTTACATTGGGATTCGCTGGTATATTTTGAGAACGGGTCGGTTGTGCTGGCGTCGGTTGTGCAGTTGGTTGTGCTGCGGTTGCGGCTGCAATCCTAGCGTTTAATTTTTCTTGTTCAGCAGGCGTTGGTCCCCCGGATACAACGTTTGTGCTTGATACAGCAGGCGTAGAAGTAGGTGCTGCCTGTTGTGCTTGTTGTGTTAATTTTGCCTGAGAATTAGCATTGGCTTTTTTTATAAGTTGCGAAGCAATTCCGGCTTTTGCACGATTCTGCTGTCGGACCTTGCGCTCATTTAATTCATGAATTTGCATCTGTTCTTCTCACTGTTCTAGTAAACTTGCCAGGATCCCGTAGGTTGATGGCATTGATCAACTTGCGTTGCAAATTCTTGGCCACTTCGGGATCATAACTAGAGTCAATTTGCTCTAGCAACCGTATAGCACTGGCAATGATATTACTAGCACGAGTCTCAATCACATGGCGTTGATCACGCTCAATGTACATTGAATCGAGTTCTTCTAATAAACTTCTAGTTTTCTTTTGCATAATAGTCCCGGACCTTTGTGTTATTTATTAGAATTTAGCTCAATGTTATGTTTGTTTGATTTGTCCAAGCAATTGCTTTAGTTTAGCGCTTTGTACATCTGCTGTGACTTTGGCTGTTTCACCGTCAGCAGGTTTGTTCCATGCAGGGGTTCCTTCGGGATTGCTGATACGGCTTTGTGGTTTGATGCTTTCGTATATACTGGGCTTTTTAAATGATCCACTGCTGTTGTCATCATCGCCACCGTTGTCTGTGATACGCATAGTGTCAATGTTGTATTCTAGATCAACTTTTTGTCCAACACCTGTACTGCTACGACTTTTCATACACTGTATCTGATACTTGCCGCGCTCTTTCATTGCCCTGCTTGTAAAGATACCAAACACGTTGTCTGCTGTGTTGATCTTTGAAATACCACCTGAAATATGGCTGTGATCAAATTCAATTTCCTCAACAGCACTACGATTCAACTGCGATGCAGTCACAAACAGCACATTCAATTCTTTTGCCAAGTTACGAAGTTCTTCACTCACATACTTGTCTTTGACAAACAAGTCATTGGGGCTGACTTTGGCACTAACCGGCATCAGCAAGTCCAAATAATCACACATGATAAAGTCTACTCGGATACCTGTTTGGATTTGCACTTCTTTGATGTATGCACGAATGTCATTGATGTTGCTCTGTGCCGGCAATGCTTTGACACGATACTGTCCAAACTTTTTGCCAACAACTTTGACTTTCATAGTAGCAGTATCAATATCCTTGCGAATATCTTTGGTACTCATGTTGGTCAACATTGCATCAGTTCTCAAACTTGTAAGTTCTTCACTCAATTCAAGACTGATATACACACCGCTGAGTCCTTGTTGCAACCAGTTCAGTGCAATATTCATCATTACCAAACTCTTGCCTGATCCTGATCCACCAGCAAAGATGTTTAGTTCACCGCGACTAAATCCGCCATACAACAATCGATCCACTTGTGGCCAACCTGTGCTCACTTGTCCACCTGAGTTGAAGTATTTGTTGATACGAGCATTGGGATCGGCAAAATAATCTGTGCCCATGTCCTTTGTCAAGCTGATCTGCACTGCGTCTTTGATCAGTTTTTCAACTGGATCATAGTCGCCTTTTTCCAACAAGTCAGCACTTTTTAAAATAGCACGTTCAAGTTCTTGACGTCTAGTGAACGCTTCGAACTCGGTCATGAACCATTCATAGTGTCCTTCATTCAAGTCCGGAACCGGCGATAGTTTGACACCAGATGTTGCCGAGATCTGTGTACGATCTGGCATTGTTTTGTGTTTTTCAGAGTGCTCTTTGATAAACTCTGCTGCCGACCTAATACTTTTATCAAAGTTCTCAGGGTTATAAATGTTTTGTACACGCACATAGCTGGAAGCATCTTCCAGCATCATTTCTAAAAACAATCGTTGTACATCTAATCCGTATTCTTTAAGCATCTATTTCTCTTGGTCTGTTGATTTTCTTTTCAAGTTGACGTTTCCTCAACTCAATTTTTATTTTGCTTGTTTCTCTCGATTGCATTATAGTTAGCAACGTTGGCAACTTGCCCCACAGTTTCACAGCATCATTGATATCTTTTACAGTGTTGGGCCAATCGGGTATGCTCACTGCCCACCCCAACTCCACTGCACGGTCTATCAGTGCAAGCCCTGCTTGGTCTTGATCTGGCACCACAGTGACGTCACGGCCTAAACTGCGTATCAATCTTGCTTGCTCGTCACTTATTTGATTGTGCATAACAGCCAATCCACTGATACACAGCGCATCAAATATGCCTTCTGTCACAATCACATGTTGCCACCCAGTTTGTTGTAGGTCCATGCCAAACACATACCCCTGTTGCATGTCGTTGATATAACGTGGGTTGCGATCATCTAAGAATCGAATTGTACTGCCCACAACTTGGTTGTTGTATGTGAACGGAATAACAACGCCGCTTCTACTGGTGGCTGCCACCATCAATGGATAGTCTTCAGGAATGCATCTGCTTCGCAAGTATGTCCATTCCGCTGGACTGTCGGGTGTGACAAAGTCTGAAAACTCAGGAAGTTCTGCTTCCTTAAATTCAATTGGCTTTGTGTTGTTCCACTCACGTTGGCGATCTTCCAGCATGCCTTCCATACTGCGATGGCGCATACTTTCAAGATTGATTTGATTGATATCGTTTTCCGAGACACCTATCCATTCAAGCAATCTACGTGCTTTGAATCCAATGTTGCGTCCCAAAATAAAACTGGCAGTGTATCCACAGTTGAAACAGTGGTAACTCCAGCCTTGATCAGAAACTTTGATGCCGCCTCTGCCTCTGCGATCTTGACTGTTCCCGTTGTGCACACAACATGGTGCATTGAAACTAAGCCACCCAGAACTAGACTGTTTTCTTTTGCTGGGTAAAAATGCTAACACATCGATCATGCTACTATTATAACATGGTTTGCCACAAGAATCAACTTGATTTGGCTTAACGATATTTTATATTTTCTATATGCCCAGTGGATATTATCACAGCAATTGACAACATGGTATAAGGATTTGGACGATATCCAGAACCACCTGAAGTCAAGTTGATTCCTGTTAATACGCCACCTGCACCAATTGTAGAAGTGGCAGTTGCTCCGGCACCATTTCCAACAAAAGTTATCAACGGAGGTGCTTGGTATCCAGAACCTGGACTGGTTACAGATACGCTGGTAACAACACCGTCAGTTACCACTGCATTGGCTGTGGCAGCCGTTCCGAAGTTGGTTCCATCCAAACCAGTTGTGGTCACACTGTTGTTGAAACACAAACGCAACAATGGATGCCACCCAATCACATTCATATGGATAGTTTCGGTTGCATTCAAGTACTGTGTAGATGGTGTTACATTGTACCAAATACTTTGATACGTTTCGGCTGCTTGTGCTTTGATTGTGCCTGTATAGCCAATCAAATCCATCTGTATGGTGGTAACAGGACCGCGTGGCTCAATTTGACTGCTGTAGTATTCGGTTGACTGGTATGGAGTAGTTGACCCAATTGGTTGTCCTGCTTGCAATGCCCAATCTGGATATTGTGATCCACTGCTGCCGCCATAACTGGTCTGTGCCGACAAGTTCACAGTGGGAATTGTGAGTTCGTTGCTGGGCACAAATTCAGGATAAATGCTGTCCACAATATCAGCTGGAGCACGGGCGCCTGCTTGTGCATCAGTAAATACTGCTTCTATCAAGTTGCCGCTGGCTCGCATAATGCTGTAGCCTGCTGGTTGTGCTTCAACTGCATCAAGTTCAGCAGGCGTCAGTGTGACTTTGGCACGACCGTACACAGCATTGATGATTTCCATTTGTTTTTGTGCTAGCAATGCATCGCCGTTTTGACTGACCATTCTAAATGTCAGTGTGCTGCCTGTTATATTCACAGGTTTTTCGTCTTGATTGATAAACTCAAACAACACCACGTTGTCAACACCTTTGTTGATTGTTAGTTTTTTAGCATACACAGGATCGTACCTCAGATTGAAATAAGCACCACTGGTGTCAGGAGTTAAAACTCTAATTACTTGCTGGTAAAGGTAGGCAGTGGTTGAATACATATGATGTATTTAGCGATACTAGCAACGAGCAACTGTCCTTTTAATACTGCCCAAAAGTACAAGGTATAAATATCCAGATGGGCAATGATATCTTTAGTAAACTAAGCGAACAGTATCCTTTTATCACGTTGTGTGTGTATGCATCAACGGAATATGTGGGCATAGTTCAGAATCAAGATAATCTTGTTACAACCATATACGACTTTGGCAGCATACACGATCCA